AAATTCTACAAGGAAAACCTTTAAACAAACAACAAATAGATGGATTCAGAGATGCTATGCAGGCAATGATGGAACCTTTCTTAAACATGCAAGGCGTACAAAGATTAAAAGCACTTAAACGTGGAATGCCAGAAGCAGTAGGCGAAAGTAAAGTTGTTAATGAAGGTGCAGAAGAAAGTGCAGAATTAGTTATGGCGGCTAAAGATATGGTAGATAGATTTACTGCATTTTTAGAAGACGTTGCTGAAATGGGTGCAGAAGGAATGCTAGAACTTGCAGACTCTATCAGAGATGAAATGGGTGTTGAAAAGGCAGAAGCATTTACTAATGCAGTGAAACCAGCACTAGAACAAACACAAGAAGTTTTAACAACATCACGTGAAGCATTAACACAAGGTGTTGGTATAATTACAGGAGAAGGTGGACCAGTAGATACTATTGGTGATGACCCAGAAGGTGATATTTCAGAACCTGTGGACCCAATTGATCCTGTAGAAGAGCCAGCAGACGAGTTTGGTGCATCAGAACCTGCTACCGGAGGAGAAGAAGAAGAAGGTAGAGAAAAGCGTGAAAGTTATCAACCCAAGAAAAAAACAGTTGCAGAGTCAAATAATATTTTAAAGACACTGGCTTCTTAAGGAGTCATCATGAGACTGTTTGAATTAGCAGGAAAAGAACTAGAACAGGATTTGGTACTTCTTTTTAGAAATCAAATACAACGTGCTAATCAATCTAATAGTCCTGCAGAACTTTCTTACAACGCAATTACAAATTTGATGAAGGCATCAGGACATGGTGCATTTGACTACGGTGTATTCAAAAATGTTTTTGATCAAAGTCCAGATTTACAAGCAACTGTAAAGAACTTTGACCAAGATGGTGTTGTATTAAACACAGAAATTCAAAAAGATACTGACGGAACTTTGGACAATGTTGATTCATCTCCTACAGATAATGTAGAAAAGATGGCAAAACGAGCAACAAAGAAACGTTCATAACTTGACATTCACCCCTCAACTATTATATAATTACAGTTAGCCTATAGGAAATAGAGTAATGACAAATGCACCACCACCTTATGTGGAAAAAATAAATTACGTCAAAATTAAACAAATAAATTTAGACGGCAAAAGATTATACGAAGCACCCGACGGATCTAAAACTCCAAGTGTTACTACAATTCTAAGCAAAACCAAAGACATGACACATTTAATTGCTTGGAAGAAACGTGTTGGAGAAGCAAATGCACAACGCATTACAACAGAAGCGGCAGGTGTAGGAACTGCTATGCATAACAATCTAGAAAGATTTTTAATTGGCGAAGAAAGAATGCCTGGTAAAAATTTAGTGCATGTACAAGCAAACAAGATGGCAGAACAAATCATTACAAATGCACTAGCAGATGTTGATGAAATATGGGGAATAGAACAAGCACTTTATTATCCAGGTTTATACAGTGGTACTACTGACCTTGTAGGACAATACAAAGGCAAACCTGCTATAATGGACTTTAAGCAAACTAATAAACCTAAGAAAAAAGAATGGGTTGAAGATTACTATTTGCAGTTGGCCGCGTATGCAATGGCGCATAACGAGGTATATGGTACTAATATTAATGAAGGGCATGTATTCATGTGTTCTAGAGACCTACAATACCAACAATTTGACCTACAACCAAGCGAATTTGAGCATTGGTGCAGTGAATGGATGAAAAGGGTTGAAACTTACTACGACAAACATCACTTCTAAATAATAAATACTGTTAATGATTAGGAGATAAACGTGGCAGTCGTACAAATATCTAAAATACAGCATCGTAGAGGTAAGGAAACTACTACAGGTATTCCGCAACTTGCGAGTGCTGAATTAGGGTGGGCAGTAGATACACAAAAATTATATATAGGTAATGGAAGTGTAAATGAAGGTGCACCTGCTGTGGGTAACACAGAAATTCTTACTACAAAAACTAATATATTTGATCTTTTAGATCAGTATGAATTTAAAGGTAATACTGGTGCAACTGTACAGACTGGTGAGTTTGCCAATGATCCTATAAAAAGAACAATACAAAAAAGATTAGATGATATTGTTTCTATTAAATCATTTGGAGCAGTTGGTGACGGTGTAACAGATGATTCAGATGCAATACAAAGAGCAGTAGATCAAATATTTCTTAATTCAAGTGATAAGTTTGATGCAAAATCAAGAAGAACTTTAAAAATTGAAGCAGGCACTTACAAAGTAATCAAAACAATTTATATTCCACCTTATGCAAATTTAGTTGGTGATGGTCCGGATAGCACAGTAATTGAAATGCACCCTGACCCACAAGAAAATGTTCCAACTGCAAAAGCAATCTTTCAAACAGTTGGTGGAGACAGCACACCTGGCAACTATGTTTTATTTGCAAACATGGGAAGTATTGCTAGACCAAAACACATATTACTATCAGGGTTAAGTTTTAAAACAAACAGTTCAGTAGGAATATATGCACCACATGTTTACTTAGATAACACAACTGAAAGTATTATACACGATTGTAAGTTTGAAGGTAAATGGGTATCACTTCAAGGTTTAGATGTCAATCAAGTAGGTATAGATATTAGAGGATTAGGTGCATTAACAAGTGAAAATATTGTAATTAGTAAATGTCATTTTACAAAAAACAGTGTACACATTTACAGCATTTATGACACACAATCTGTTACAGTATCTGAATCAGTGTTTACCTTTGGACATGTTGGTATTGATTTAGCAAGAACAAGTTCAGGTAATGGTAGTCAATCACAAGGACCAAGAAACTATATTATTAAAAACAATAACTTTGATAAAATAGATGATTTTGGAATTGCCGTTCACGCACCAAATAACACAACCCCATGGGGACATACATCTACAGGAAATAATTTCTTAGATGTTGCAAACAACAGCAATGGTCAGAATGCACCACAAACTAGTGTTATTAAATTTGATACTCCATTGTGTGAAAGCACAGGAGACTTTTTCGAAAGAGATGCATTTATAAACGAATCAGGTTTAATTAGTACACCTTTCAAACCTAATGTAGATGGTTTTCATTATACAAGATCAAGAGTTAAAAAAGAAACTTTAGCAGAAGTTGATTCACCAACTCAAATTTTAAAAATTCCATTTACAAAAGATAAATTTGCCTATGTCGATTATCTAATTGTTAAATCAGGAACAAGTTCAGATACTACAAGACAAGGTAGATTAACTATCACACTAAACAATTCTAGTGTAAACTTAACTGACAGCCACAGTCATACAGGTAACAGTGACGGTGCAGTTGATTGGTCATGTACATTAGATGATTTAGACTCTACCACTGGTAGTGAAACAGTTGCAGTCAAGTATCGTAACCCGATTGGCAACGGCGTAGGAACCCTTACATATAGTCTTAGTTACTTTGCGTAATGTTTTTAGAAACTACGGTTGACGACCGGATAAGTTTGTGGAGACAACACAGAGACTCCTTAGAAAATTGTGACGACCCTTATCAACGCACACTTGACTTCTGGAACAATGCTACAACCATAGAGCGTGATTTACCTACGTGGAATTCTCAAGCATGGCCCACGCCTTGGGAACTAATTAAGAAAAACCGGTACTGCCCCATCGCTGTACCCCTTATGATAGGTTGGAGCCTGAAGTTAACTACAAGGTTTACCAAAACACCTGTTTTGATAAAAATATGTATAGACCAATCGGCAAAAAGATACTATAATTTAGTAGAAGTAGAAGATAGAATTATTAACTATATAGATAATGCTGTGGTGCTAGTCGGCGAGTTGTCGGACCCGATAATTTGCCAAGAAGTAGTTGAATTATCATAGTTTAGTTAAATACTCGACTACACACGAAAAGAAATAATATATTAGGAAGAAGGACGTTATGAACACATCTAAAGAGATTCTTATTACCAAAAGGGACGGAAGAAAAGAAACACTCAATTTAGATAAGATTCATTTTGTCGTAGAAGAAGCCTGTGAAGACCTCTCAGGAGTATCTGCATCACAAATAGAGATGAATGCAGACTTACAGTTTTACGATGGTATGACTACAGATGAAATACAAAACATTTTAATCCGTAGTGCGAATGATCTTATCTCGTTGGAAAATCCAAATTATCAATATGCGGCGGCAAGGCTGTTGCTTTATGGACTACACAAACAGGTTTATGGAACTTACAATCACTTATCATTAAGTGAAATTATTGACCTCAACATTAAAAGAGGTGTATACGATCCTGCGATTAAACAAAAATATAATGATACAGAATTAAAAAAATTAAACACATGGATCAAACATGATCGAAATGAAGATTTTACATACGCAGGTCTAAGACAAGTTGTTGACAAATATCTTTGTCAAGATAGAAGTTCAGGTCAAATATATGAAACACCACAGTTTATGTATATGATGATTGCGGCAACTTTATTTGCAGACTATCCAAAGGAGACACGATTACATTACGTGAAAAAATATTATGACGCGACCTCACTTTTTAAAATCAATATCCCAACGCCAGTCATGGCCGGTGTCCGTACTCCAATACGCCAGTTCGCTAGTTGCGTTCTTGTTGATGTTGACGATACTCTTCCTAGTATATTCAGTAGCAATAGTGCTATCGGTTATTACATCGCTCAGAGAGCCGGCATCGGAATAAATGCTGGTCGTGTAAGAGCAATCAATTCAAAAATTAGAGGTGGTGAAGTTGCACATACAGGAGTTGTCCCGTTCCTAAAAGTTTATGAAGCAACTGTTAGATCATGCACACAAAATGGTGTTAGAGGAGGAAGTGCAACAACACATTTTCCTTTATGGCATTTTGAAATAGAAGATATCCTAGTATTAAAAAATAATAAAGGTACAGATGATAATAGAGTACGTAAATTAGATTACTCTATTCAATTAAACAAATTGATGTATGAAAGGTTATTGTCTGGTGGAGAAATTACTCTTTTCTCGCCACATGATGTACCAGGATTATATGAGGCGTTTTATTCAGGAGACAATGATAAGTTTAAAGAATTGTACGAAACTTATGAACGCAAAACATCAATTAGGAAAAAGAAAATTGATGCACAAGAATTATTCTCAGCACTATTAAAAGAACGTGCTGAAACAGGACGTATATATATTATGAACGTTGACCATGCAAACAGTCACAGTTCATTTAAAGATCCTGTTTATATGAGTAATCTTTGTCAAGAGATTACATTACCTACAAAGCCAATACAACATATAGATGATGATGCTGGAGAAATTGCTTTATGTATTCTTTCTGCTATTAACGTAGGTGCATTAACTCTTAACAAAGAAAATGCAGAACTTGAAGAACTGTGTGATTTGTCCGTTAGAGCATTAGAGGAGATTATTGAATATCAAGGTTATCCTGTAAAAGCCGCTGAAATAAGCACAAAGGCTCGACGCTCATTAGGTATTGGTTATATCGGCCTTGCACATTATCTAGCAAAACACAAAGTCAAGTATGCCGACAAAGAAGCATGGAAATTAGTACATGACTTGACAGAAAGTTTTCAATACTTTTTATTGAAAGCAAGTAATAACATTGCCAAAGAAAAAGGTGCATGTGATTATTTTGATCGCACTAAATATTCTGACGGCATTCTACCTATTGACACTTACAAAGAAGATGTTGATGGGATAGCAGGAAAGAAATTACATCATGATTGGACTACTCTTCGCAAGGACATCAAACTACATGGTTTACGGCACAGCACATTGTCCGCACAGATGCCTTCGGAGAGCAGTTCCGTTGTGTCGAACGCAACCAATGGAATCGAACCACCTAGAGGATACTTGTCCGTTAAAAAGAGCAAAAAAGGGCCTCTTAAGCAGATTGTTCCAGAGTATTCGCGTTTAAAGAATTTTTATACCCTTTTATGGGACATGCAAGGCAACGAAGGATACATAAATATCGTCGCTGTAATGCAAAAGTTTTTCGACCAAGCAATTAGTGGTAACTGGAGTTACAACCCGTTGCAGTACGAAAACAACGAAGTGCCTTTAAGTGTTATGATGAAGGACATGCTTACAACTTATAAATTAGGTTGGAAAACAAGTTATTATCAAAACACATATGACTTCAAAGGAGATGAAGATAAAGAACCTGCTTTGGAGAACAATAGTATTGACAAAGTAGCACAAGATGTTATTGTTGCAGATACAGTTAACGGACACGTTAATGGAGTGAACGGTCATACAAACGGGGACGCAGTAACAGAAACTGAAGATGATGAACACTGTGACGCCTGTGCGATATAGGAGTTTATGAGCAAAAGTAATAGAAAGAAGGAAACAAAAAATAAAATGGCAAGCAAAACTGTATTCAACAGAGAGAAGATCGATTTCACTAAAGAACACATGTTCTTTGGAGCAGATCAAAACACACAACGTTATGACGTATTTAGATATCCAGAGTTTGATAAACTAAATCAAACTATGCTTGGATACTTTTGGCGTCCTGAAGAAGTATCACTACAAAAAGACAGAGGTGATTATCAAGAACTTAGAGATGAGCAAAAGCATATCTTTACAAGTAACTTGAAATATCAAACTTTGCTTGATAGTGTTCAAGGACGAGGTCCATGTTTAAGTTTCCTACCTTATTGTTCTAATCCAGAATTAGAAGGGTGTATTATTGCTTGGGACTTTTTTGAAACTATTCACTCACGTTCATATACACACATTGTAAAAAATGTATATGCAAATCCTAGTGAAGTATTTGATACTATCTTAGATGATGATAAAATTATTGAACGTGCAATTAGTGTTACAAAACACTATGATGAATTTAATGAAGTAGCAAATAATTATTTTCAACATAAAAAAGGTACTATGTATGACGTAAAGAAATCATTATACAAAGCAATGATGACTGTAAACATACTTGAAGGTTTACGTTTTTATGTTTCTTTTGCATGTACGTTTGCATTTGGTGAACTAAAACTTATGGAAGGTTCAGCAAAGATTATTTCACTTATTGCTCGAGATGAAGCAACACACTTAAACTTATCAACACATATCCTCAAGCATTGGGCAAGAGGCAACGATGATCCAGAAATGGCCAAAGTTGCAAAAGATTGTGAAGCAGAAGTTTATGAACTTTGGAAAGAGTGTGTTGATGAAGAGAAACGTTGGGCAGATTACCTTTTCAAAGATGGTAGTATGATTGGACTAAACTCAAATCTACTTCATGCTTATGTTGAATTTATTGCAAACAAAAGATTGAAAGCACTTGGATTGAATACAATTTATGATCGACCACTTAATACTAATCCTTTACCATGGACACAACATTGGTTATCAAGTGCTGGACTACAAGTTGCTCCACAAGAAACAGAAGTAGAATCATATTTAATTGGCGGAGTAAAACAAGATATAAGTAAAGATACTTTTAAGGACTTTAAACTATGATAGAAATATGGGGCAAACCAATGTGTCCGTTTTGCGATAAAGCAAAAAGGCTATGTGAAACTAGAGGTTGGGACTTTACATACAAACAACTTGGTGTAGACTTTGACCGTGAAGCAGTGATGGAAGAATTTCCAACTGCAAGAACTTTTCCACAAATAAAAGTTTATGGAAGACCTGTAGGCGGATATCAAGAATTTGAAAAGTACATTGATGATACAGGGTTCAATGGTACTGGACACTCGATGGGATAATATGTTAATAGAAGCACAATATAAAGTAGAAGATACAATCACAATAAAATTATCAACTGGTGAAGAACTAGTTGCAAAATTAAAAGAAGAAAATGAAAATGTAATTAAGGTAAAGACTCCTTTGACTCTTGTAATGGGTCCTAAAGGTTTAGGATTACAACAGTTCTTGTTTACAGCAGATCCTGATAAAATTTTTACATTTAAACAATCAAACATTATAATGGTTACTAAAACCGTAAAACAGTTTGCTGACGTATATCAAACACAAACATCTGGCATAGTAACTGCTCCACCAAACTTACAAGTAAAATAAATACTTGTATGCATGAATTCGTTTTTCTAGTCAACGGAGAAAAGGTCACAGTGAATCAGTGGGAAGATGTTCCTACTGTATTTGATCATGTGATAAAGTTTCTACCTGAGATTCCACCAGAACCTCATACAGAAGAACAGCATAAAGAAATAGAAATGTGGCCTGGTAGGCTACAACAATTAATGGAGAAAGAAAATGCCGGCAATCACTAGAATAGGCGATGCAGATGTTCCACACTGTTCACCAATGACTAGAGCAGTAGGTAGTGGTAATGTATTTGCAAACGGTATAGGAATCTCAAGACAAGGTGATGTAAACACTACTCATAAACTACCACCAGCACCATGCCCAAGTCATGCGGCATCAATAGCAACTGGTTCAACTACTGTTTTTATTAATGGAAAAGGTTGCGGAAGAATAGGTGATAGCATCAGCGGATGTACAAGTGTAGCCGCTGGTAGTTCAAACTGTTTCGCTGGTTAGATACTCTTAAAAGGTTTTGGATTTCCGTCTTTATCTCGGATTATTTCACCATTAGCATCTAAACCAACCATACGTCCTTTTACGTTTTCAGAATCAGAATAGTATCTGCAAGGACGAACTTCTTCGCCGTTGTACATTCTTTTGTTCTGTACTGATTTAGGACCTCTTGATTTTACTCCTGCCATTATCTCCCCTGACTATTATAAAATTTGTGTGATCTTTTTTTGTGTTTGTTCATAGAACTAAACTTGCAAGATTTCTTTTTACTTGACTGACTTGTCTTTTTAGGTTTCGACACGTGAGCAGTATATGATTGATGTATCTTTGCCATATTATTTTCCTATTTTTTTACTTCTACCCATAGGTAGTTTTTGATTAATTTCGTAAGTTCCGCCTTTTTTGGCTTCCCATTCTACCCTAACTAATTTACTCTTTGCACTGCTTTGATAGGATCTTACTGCTTTTTTGTAACTTGTTGCTTCTTTTGTTTCGACTTGGTCACCATCATAAAAGGTGAAAGTTCTCATACGTGTCATAATTCTCCTTATTCAATATCTGTTCTTACAATATGTTTTCGTAAGGCTCTTACTAGTTCTTCTATTTTATCTATTACTGATATTAGACTTTTATCTGTGATATATTTTTGCTTATCGCGTAGTTTATCATATTCCTTTAGAGGAATAGTTACAGTACTACCTTCATTCTCATAGGTTGCATCAACTGATCTATCATCGGTCATAAAACTCCTGGTTAAATGTTTGGACATTAGTTAGCATTTTTCTCTTGACAAGAGCAAAAAGTGAGTATATAAATATAGTTGTAACGTTGAAGCAATTCAAACACTAGACAGGACCCCGGGGCAGTACCGGGCAGGTCCACCATAAGGACATTGAAATGGAAGTTATTTGGCACATTTTACTTACTGTTTGTTTAGGCTCGACCTGCCTTGAACAAGACGTACAATGGTTTGAATCCAAAGTAGAATGTACAGATATGTTGAAAGTGTATGAACAAATGCCAGCAGATGGTGATTGGGATACAGTAGAATATATTTGCAAGCCTGTGGGATCAATGTCTTTATGATGGGCCTGAAGCAGGATCGACTGATAGATTAGTAGGAGAGTGGAGTTACCGGGATCTAAGCGCCGTTACCGCGAAGAAAACTACAAATGCAGATGAAAATCTAGCACTTGCGGCCTAATTTAGGCTAACGGGGTTGGCAACTTACCTGGCAACAGAAAAGTTGCACTTTATTATAACAAATCATAATAATAACAAAAAGAACCAATATTACACAAGGAGACCTTCTTCTACTGACATAGTCAGGATAAAGGAATATACAACACAAAAGGAGTCGATTAGGGGTACAATAACGGTGCCCCTAATCTTTTATCTACGGTAAATACACGTAGGAGATCCATTTAATGTCAGTAAAAGTAATTGATTCATTTCGTAGAATAGTAGCACAAAAAGGTGCTTCTAACATAGGACAAGTAGTCGCAGATGCAGATAACGACACACTAACAGTCCTTGCAGGAGCAGGTATTAACCTAGGTGTAGATGAAATAAGTGATTCCATTACTATTAGTACTCAAGGTGCTGATGAAGTAGTTGCTAGTGCATTAGGTAAAGTAGAAATACGTGCAGATGATTCAACTGTAAGAACTATCCAAGGTGGTGAAAACTTTGGTATACTTGGTGGTACTAGTGTTGTAACAACTGCCAGTAATGCTGAAGGTGATATTACAATTAGTGTTGATAGAGATCTAAGCAACTATGATAATTCAACTTCTGCTTTTTTAACAAATATACAAAATGAGTCATTAAATGATTTAGTAGATGTTACAACCACAGGGGTTGCAAACAATCATCTATTGCAATATGACAGTAACACAGGAAGATTTGTTACAAGAACAATTACTGCCGCAGGATTTGCCGCAGTATCTACAACAGGATCTTACAACGATTTATCTAACAGACCAAACTTAACCATTGACGGTGACATGTCAGGAAGCACTGGCGGAGTATTGGCCGGTGGTGCAAGTACCCTTACACTAACACTTGACACAGTTAATTCTAATGTTGGAACTTTTAACAATGTAACTGTAAATGCAAAAGGTTTAGTAACAGGTGCAACACAAACTACATTCGCCACTGTTGCGACATCAGGTGACTTTAACGATCTAGCAAACATTCCAGACTTATCAAGTACATATAATTTTAATATTACTGCTGACGATTCTACACTTGAAGCAATCAACTCAAGTGAAACAATTCAAATAAAAGGTGGTACCAATGTAACTACAAGTTTAAATGATGGAGTTGTAACAATTACAGGTCCAGCAAACCTTTCAGATTTAAACAACGATTTAAGAGTAAGTGAATTTACAAATGACGCACAATACATAACAATAGATGATATACCTGATAGTTTTAATTTTAAAGTTGGCGCAGATGATTCAACTGCAAGAAATGTAGGACTAGGTGAACAAATAAACTTTATTGGTGCAACAGGTATTACTACTTCAAGTGATGCAGAAGGTAATATAACAATAACAGGTCCTAGTTTAACTAACTTTGGACAAAATTTAAACACAGCAGGTAACACAGGCACAGGCAGTGTAGCATTAACTAGTGAAACTTTACAAGTATTAGGAACAACAGGCCAAATTAGAGTTGATGCGGCGGCATTTGCTTTATCAATAAGTTTAGAAAATTTAATAAACACAGATCTAAAAGGATCAGTGTTTGCAGATGATAGCACACTACTTGTTGACGGAGTAAGTGGAACGATTCCTGCAAGTGTAGTAAGTGGAACTATTTCTAATGCATTAACACCATCTTCTATTAATATGCAAGGTAATATTCATTTAAGAGACAGTGATTACATATATCTTGGAAATGGTGACGATGCTTATATAAACTACAATGGTAATAACACTAATTTCCTTGGAGATGAAACAGGTGAGTTTTTCTTTGGTAGAACTCATCAATTAAGAATTTACGCAAGGCAACATAATGCGGCACCGGCAAACAGTATTCACATACAAAATATCAACGGCGGAGAGAATAGACAGCGATTTTTTGTAGGCGATGCTAATACACCAAGATTAACAATCGGAGGCAGTACTGCTGAATTTAATGCCAATATTGAAGCACCGGGTATAACTGCTACGGCCATTATGACATCTCCAACTTTTGATGGTGATTTAACTGGATCTGTGTTTGCTGATAACAGCACGTTACTTGTAGATGGTATAAATGGTATTATACCTAGTGCAAACGTTTCAGGTACTGAAGCAACAAATTGGAACACAGCATACAGTTGGGGCGATCATTCTACACAAGGTTATGCTTCTACAAGTTACGTTGATACAGAAGTCGCTGGTATAGTAAACAGTGCTCCAGAACAATTAAACACACTTAACGAACTATCCGCGGCACTTAACAATGACGGAAATTTTGCAACAACAATTACAAATAGATTTACAAGCATTGAAAACAACTTGTTTAGCATTGGTGCTGATGATTCCACAATGCGAGTTGTCAAACAAAGTGAAAACATAAAGATACTTGGAGGAACAAACTTAACAACTTCAAGTGATGCTGAAGGAAATATTACTGTAAACTTTGTAAATCCTGGTTATATAACGTCAGGTTTAGAAGTTGGAGATAATGTAAGTCAACTTACTAACGATGCTGGTTACTTAGATAGAATTTTAGTTGCAGGTAATGATAGCACTGTAAAAACAATTACTAAAGATAATATTTTGCAGATTGATGGTACAGGTGCAGTAACGTCTTCAACAGATGCAAATGGTAGATTTGTAATTAATGTAAGTGATAACTTAAATGATTTTACAAATGGTCCAGGATTTATATCAGGTAACCAAAATATTACTTTGTTTGGTGATGTAACAGGAAGTGGTACAACATCTATCAATGTTACTCTAGCAGACAGTCCTATAGCACCTGGAACATATAATAGAATTACATTTGATACAAAAGGTATTGCACAGAGTGGTTCACTAGTTGACTATTTGACAGATGGTAGTAATGTTAGTAGATTGACAAATGATGCAGGATATCTAACAAACGAACAAGCAATTAACTTTAACATTGTTGGTGATGACTCAACTGGGTTTAACATGGCCAATCAAGGCACTTTCCAATTTGAAGGAACAAATGGTATTACAACATCTGCTAATACTGATACAACAATGCCTAAAGTACAAATTAGTGGTGCTAACTTTGTTCAAACAGGAGGTAACATTAGTAATTTTGCTAATGACTCTGGTTATTACAAAGCAGGTGACTCCATGATAGGTAACTTCAAAGGTAGTGTGTTTGCAGATGACTCAACTATTTTAGTAGATGCCGCCGCAGGAAAATTAAGTGGAACATTAGTTGGTCAAGTAGATGGTGACTTAACTGGAAGTGTATTTGCAGACGACAGTGCATTAGTAATAGAAGGTGCCACTGGAAACATAACAACACCCGTTGCAAATATTGGACAACTAATGAATCTTGCAATACTTTCAACAGAACCATCTAATCCAACAAACGGTATGGTATGTATTGCCTCAGGAGAAAGTGGAGAATGGAATCCAGGTGGCCTTAGTGCTGGAACTAAACAAATGGTTGTGTACTTAGGAGCATGGAGACAGATAGCATCAGGAGGCGGTGCTTAGGCATAAATATTACTATGGAAACATTCGTATACCAAGCAAAAGTCACAAGAATTGTAGACGGCGATACTATAGACGTAGATTTAGATCTAGGTTTTAGTGTTTGGATGAAAAAACAAAGAGTTCGTTTATATGGTATCGATACTCCAGAATCACGAACACGTGATAAAGAAGAAAAGAAAAGAGGCTTATTATCAAAGGCAAAACTAAAAGAAATGGCACCAGTAGGAAAAACTATAAAATTACAAACTATGATAGGAGACGAACGAGGCAAATTTGGACGTATATTAGGCACACTATTAACAATGGATAACGTAAACATAAATCAATATTTGATTGAAAATAACTATGCGGTTGCTTATCATGGGCAATCCAAAGAGTCTATCCAGGAACAACATATCCAAAATGCCAAGGTTCTAAGAGAACGTGGCGAAATTCAATAAAAATATAAATCCGGTAAAATTGGTAAAATCTAACGTTGACAAATCGTCTCCTGCCGTATATACTATAGGTAATACTGGTAATAACCTATTATGGCTAAAGGAGGCTCAGATGAATAAAAGTATAGAGGTTCTTGAAAACATCAAGACCATATGTCGCAATACGTGGGGCATGGAAGATGTTTATGAAGGACCATCAGGCAAATATAAATGGGAAGTAGGCAGAGACACAGGCTCGGGCATCATTAATGGTGTAGTACGTAAATTTGTTGCTGAAGATAAACAAGGCAACGAAATATACACAGTGGCTGGTTCTTTCAAAATTAATCCAGACGGAGAAGTTGCGAGATGGACAGGTCTGCCACGAAGATTTCAAAAAGAAGCAACAGAACTTGCTAAAGGCGTAAACGGACACACAAACGGAGATTAAAAATGCTTTTTAAAGAAGCGATCGTCCGTTTATCTAAAGCAGAGGCTATGGATATGTGGATGAAGAAATTAGAATTAGTTGATCGTGCAATAGATGAATCCAAAACGGGTTGGTCATTAAACTATTGGAATAGTGTAAGACGTCAACTTGTTCAACAACTTAACTTGATAGGCGCAAATGTCATTGAAGGTAAAACAGAGAATTAAAAAAGCACTTCCTACAATATACAAATGGTTAGCAATTATACTAACAATTGGTATAGCATTCGTGTACGGAACTTTTAAACCTAACTGGTATACTGAAAACAAAATTATAAAAAAGACAGAATCACAAATTGTTGAAACTGCACATAGTTTTGGATTACATGAACCAGAGTTTGTTTACAACAATGACGAAACATTTATTGGAGCAGTAAAAAACTGTATTGACTATATAAACTTCAAGACTGCACCTAGCAAAAGAATACCTAGTGCAATTATTATTGCCATGGCAGGAATTGAATCAGGTTGGGGTACAAGTAGATTTGCAGTAGACGGTAACAATCTATTTGGTATTAGAACTTGGAATAAAGAAGAACCACAATTGAAACCTTTGGATCTTCCAAATGCAAGATTCGGAGTAAAGAAATACTTGACCAAATGTTCGTGTGTTCAAGATATGATTGATATTATCAATAGACATCCTGCTTACAAAGATTTTAGGATTGAACGTGAGAAACAGTATATGAATAGTGATTGGGACTATACTAAATTAGTAACCAAACTTGATGCTTGGAGTACCAATCCAAAATATGCTGAAATCATAATTGATACAATAGTCGCTAGACAACTTCCATAAATGATGTTAACATAATAAAAATAGGAGAATATTATGACTATGCATCTTGTTCGTGGCATGACCACACTTAACACTAAAAAGAAAAAACGCAAGATAACTAAAGCGAAGATGGCCAAGTGGACAGAAGAACATAGAAAACATAATAAACATATGAAACAACTTGGTTGTCATGGCAACATGATGACGTTGGATGAATATATTGATTATGTACATGGACAGTACAAACCAAAGTCCAAACCAAGTGCAGTGAATGAACCTTGGCATCAATCAGGTAATTCGTTCGAAAGACCACAAAAAAGTTATCCAAGTATGATGAGTGAGAAAAGTTTTGCTCCATGTACTAGGAAAGAACCATTGCAGTACACAGGTGAAAGAAAACTAATTGGTATTGCAACAATGCACAAATCTAATATGGTTCCTGTATTTGCAGACGATGATGACAAGACAGGTTCTAAACAAGCAACAGAAATTGCAACAATGAGGAGAAACTAATGGCAGACCCGGCACTAAAAACATCTAAACTTGCTTATCAAGTAATAGGAGATGTAAAAAGAGTATCACCTAAACCAGGTGACGTAATTGTAGTTGAACACAAACTACCACTAGCAACAGGTGATAGAATGAAAGTGCAATCACAATTCCAATCATTATTTCCAAATAATGAAGTTGTTGTTATGCAGGCAGGTATGGAAATGAAACTTGTCGGTAACGGCGGCGGCAATGGGTAACTCCCATGCATATACTAAAAAGAATTTATCTTGCTAGTATTTTAACTTTTGTTTGTATTAGTGTTAGTATTGCATCTACACAGATTGATGCTAAAACACTAATGCCTGTAAGTAATGTAAAAGATAGCAAGTTCGATAAAGAGTTATTCAGCAAAGAACAGTTTCCGCAAATGTACTGTTTAGCAGAAAACATTTATCATGAATCAAGGCCAGATAATTTAGCAGGTATGGCCGCAGTAGCAGATGTAGTATTGAATAGGGTTAGTGATGCAAGATATCCAAATACTATTTGTGAAGTAATTCAACAAGGTCCTGTTCGTGAAAGTTGGAAAACGAAAAACGATCCAGACTTACCTTTAGAGCAAAGAGAATTTTATCCAATTAGACATAAATGCCAATTTAGTTGGTATTGTGATGGACAACCTGATATTATCTATAATAACGATGCTTGGAGAAAATCACAGGAAGTTGCATACTATATGCTCAAACAGAAAAAATGGATTGGATTGTCTGAAGGTGCTACTCATTATCATGCTACCTATGTCAGTCCAGAATGGAGCAAAAGATTCATTTTGATTGGCCGAATTGGACTACACATATTTTATCGTCAAAGGTAATCAAATTGGTAAACAAATTGTTTGACAAAACCGGTAACGATGCTATTATGTATATATAGGCTAAAAAAGGAGGCTAAGAATGAAAGGCGTAATTAAAAAGATTGCAATGATTGGAATACTTGGTTCCATGCTAGGTGCATGTTCAACCATGACAACTATTGCAGAAAGAGACACTTATGCACAACCTAAATGGTATGCCAAGTGTGCCCAAGAAGGAACTGAAGGTTGGTTCTGGTGGGAAAAAGAGTATGCTTATGCTTGTGGTGCCGGTGAATCAATATATCAACAGGCGGCAGAAGAGCAGATGTATGCTATCGCAATGAATAATTTTGCGAAACGTATTAACGGAGAAGTTAATTCTAAAACTACATTGGAGTTTAAGGATAATTCTAAAGTAACTAATACGTTTATCTCTTACACTGTAAAAGATACTCCAATTACTCAGCACA